ATGTATCACTCGCAGACCCTCGCCGCCGCCCAGCGCCAACTGGAGCTCCAGGACGCAGAAGAGGGGGCTACCCGGTATTACGATAAGCAGGACTTCAAGGCGAACCGAGAGGGCTTCGAGCGCCGCGACGACGTCCAAAAGATGATCCGGGGGGCGCTCCCGCTGGTGGCCGCATCGATCGCCGATTGGGTCGAGAAGGCTGCCGCGAAGAAGGGGAGACCATCGTCGGCCCTAGCGCCCCTCAAGGAGCTCGATGCGGACGTAGTGGCCCTAGTCGCCCTCTCCAAGACCTTCGCGGGTGTCTCCAAGCTGTCGCCGCTGGTGACCGTCGCAATCAACATCGGCCGTACGGTCCAAGTGGAGGTGGAAGCCAAGCTGATCGAACAGGCGGACCCCAAGGCTGCCAAGAAGTTCGAAGCGATGGCCGAAGGTGCCGCATCGGAGCGGACGAACCTGAAGGCCCATGACCGGCTGAAGGAAGCCCTGGAGATCGGCTTGGAGTGGTCCTCCCGCACTCAGGCCCTCGTGGGCGGCACGGTCCTAAATGCCCTTCTTAAGGCTCTCCCCGGTATGTTCTACAAGGCGTCCCTCACGGACGACAAGGGCTCCATGACGGCGATCAAGCTGTCCGAGGAAGCGCTGGAGCAGCTCGCGGATATGGCAGAGGCGGCCGCTTGGTCTCGCCCCCTCTTGCGTCCCATGATCGCGCAGCCGCGCCCGTGGACCCATTACGATACCGGGGCTTATATCGAGCTCCAGCTCTCCCGCACGGTGCCCCTGGTCCGCACCTACAACCGCGAACACCAGAAACTCCTGCGGGAGGCCATCAAAGACGGTTCCATGCAGCCGGTCTTGGACGCGGTTAATCTGCTTCAGCAAACCCGCTTTGCGATCGACACTAGGGTCCTGGATGTCATGCAAAAGGTCTGGGACGGCGACCTCCGCCCCTCGCAGTCCTTTCCGCTCCCCGCGATCCACCAGCCCTCCGCAGTGGCCAAGCTGGCCGATGAGGAATGGCAGGCGATGAGCAAGGAAGCCCGCACGGCTATGTCCCGCCGCCGCAAGACCGTCAGAGACATTCGCGAGGCCAGCACGGTCAACGGGGCCGTCTTCAAGAGCGACTTAGCGGAAGCCTACCGCCTCGCGGCCGTGGAGGCTTTCTACCTCCCGCATAGCCTCGACAGTCGCGGACGCGTCTACGCGGTCCCGCACTTCAACCCCCAGCGCTCGGACCATATCAAGGCGCTCTTCCGGTTCGCCGATGCGGCCCCCTATGGCCCCAAAGGCGGCTATTGGATGTCCATCCATCTGGCCAACTGCGGGGACTTCAAGCTGGAGCATTTGGGCTGCAAAACCTCCAAGGCCCCCTTCGCCGATCGGGTGGAATGGGTGAAGGACAACGAGGCCGCCATCCTGGAAGCCGCACGGGACCCTGAGGGCTCCTATGGCTGGTGGAGCACGGCCGACAGTCCCTTCTGTTTCCTTCAAGCCTGCTTCGAGTATGCGGGCTGGGTCCTGTCGGGCTACAGCGAGGACTATGAGGGCTATATCGCCGTTGCCTTGGACGGCTCTTGCTCGGGGCTCCAGCACTACTCCGCCATGAATCGCTCGGCAGAGGAGGGCTACCACGTCAATCTCCTGCCTCGCGACACCGTGGGCGATATTTACAACGTCGTTTGCGATCAGGCCCGCCCAGGTCTTCAGGCTCTCGCGGACATCGGGGATGAAGCGGCGGGCATCATTATTGCCAATGGCTTCGGGCGAAATGACGTGAAGCGGAACGTCATGACGTACTTCTACGGCTCCGGGAAGTTCGGCATGAGAGATCAGCATATCGTAGACACCATGCGCCCCCTCGGGGACAAAGTGGCCCTGGGGGAGATCGCGAAGCACCCCTACGACATGCTGGTCCAGCGGGAGGACAAGGAGACCGGCGAGATCGTGCAGCGGCTAGACGGCGGCTTCACGTGCGCCCAGACACTCGCGGCCCATATCTACAAGGCGGTCGTGGACGTTGCCCCCAAGGCCGATCAGGCTTCGGCATGGTTCCAGGGTGTCGCCTCTTTGCTGGCCCACGAGAGCCTGCCGGTCATCTGGCGGACCCCGATGGGGATGCCGGTACTTCAGCGGTACAGTGAGTACACCTCCAAGGAAGTCACCATGTGGCTCTACAACAGCCGCGTGAAGGTCCCCCAGCACAAATGGGACAAGACCGATGAGGAGGGCAACGTCCTGGAGCGCGTCCAGTGCCTCTTGCGGGAAGCGCCCACGAAGCGCATTGATAAGAAGAAGGCTCGGTCGGCTATCTCGCCTAATGTGGTGCATAGCCTGGACGCCGCGCACCTCCAGCGGGTCGCGGTCATGGCAGGGGAAGAGGGCATCCTGCATTTCCAGTTCATCCATGACAGCTTCGCCACGCACGCGGGCCGGACCGATCGGTTCTTCCGGATCATCCGCGAGGCCTTCGTGGCCCAGTACGAGGCCTACTGCCCCTTTGAGGCCCTGACCGAATACGCCAAGTCCGTCCTGTCCGAAGAGGGCCAGGAGAAGCTCGCCGCCCTTGCGATCCCGGAGCGCGGCACCCTGGATTTGCGTGAGGTCCTGGAGTCCCAATACGCCTTTGCCTAGAATGTCTGCAAATGCGGAAAATCCGCCAATGCGGTATTAGTACGGACTTATGCATAACCGTCCCAACGGCCATGCACCTCCTTTGCTTACCTGACCCGTAGAAGCCCTCACCGGCCTCTGCGGGTCTTTTCTGATCCAATTGCGGACAGTCCGCTAATACAGATTACCGGGCTGGCACCCGCCTCCCACGGAATATTCTACGCCTTTATGGCAAATAAACGACCGACTATCGACGCCACTTTCGGCCCGTTCCCGCTCTCGTTCCCGAACGTGACCGAACCGGACGACAAGTACGACGTGTACACTGCTAATGGTGTCGATGATCCGAACAGCGCCGCGATGAAAGCCGCCAAGGCAATCCTCGCCGACGCCATGAAGACATTCAAGCTCGACAGTGACGCCAAGCTCCCGCTGGTCAAAGAGATGACCAAGGACCCGAACGCACCCGCCACGGCCAAGAAGCCGAAGAAGGTTGCGACTGGCAAGCTCGTACTGAAGAGCAAGAGCAAGCGCCCGCCTGCCGTGTTCGACAGCCAGGGCCGCGAGATCAACCCCAAGGGCCTGGAGATCAAGGGCGGCACGCTCGCTCGTGTCCAGGGCTTCCTGTCCCCGTACGATATGACCGAGAAGGTCAAGGACTCGGACGGCAACATCGAAGAGGTGACCGTCTCGGGCATCTCCTTCACGCTGACGGGCGTCCAGATCATCCGCCTCGCGAAGGGCTTCGGCTCCAAGGGCTTCGACGCCTACGATGGCGACGACGGCGAAGGCTGGACCATGGGCGACGAAGACGCCGCAGGCCTGAACATCGGCGACGATGGTGACGCTGGCGGCGATCAGCCCGAGGATGACGGTGGCGTCCTCGACATTTAAGGGTCGAGTGAAGCTCCACGGCCGCTCGGGCCTCGAAGACAAGACGATGGCGGACCTCGCAGAGCGCGGGGTCCCCTTCCGATACGAAGAGGTCCGGGTTTTCTACGAGAAGCCCGCGAGCTCCCACAAGTACACCCCAGATTTCATCCTGCCCAATGGCGTCATCGTCGAGACCAAAGGCCTCTTCGATAGCGACGATCGCAAGAAGCATGAGCTGATCCGGAAGCAACACCCGGCTCTCGACATTCGCTTCGTCTTCTCGCGGTCTGCCTCGCCGATCCGAAAGGGCTCCAAGACCACCTATGGGTCCTGGTGCGCCAAGCTGGGCATCCCCTACGCCGACAAGGCTATCCCTCAAGCGTGGATCGACGAACCCGACGACCCCGCGAGACACGCCGCAATTTCCAACGCATCCGCCTGAGGTCCCTCAGGGGCTTTCGGGCCCCAAAGGACCCCCGATGACGACACGCATTTTCCAGTGGCCCGCAGGCCGCAAGACGACCAAGCGGCTCTCGACGGACTTCATTGTCGTCCATTGCTCCGCGACCCGAGAAGGGCAGACCTACGACGCCACGAACATCGACCGCTGGCACTTGAACCAGGGCTGGGCGGGCATCGGCTATCACTATGTCGTCCACCTGGACGGGTCGATCGAAACCGGGCGTCCCGAGGATGCCGTGGGGTCCCATGTGGCCGGCTACAACTCGCGGGCTCTCGGGGTCGTGTACATCGGCGGCCTCGCTGCGGACGGCAAGACGGCGAAGGACACCCGCACCCCGGAACAGAAGGACGCGCTGGTCCAACTCCTGCGCCACCTCAAGGCCAAGCACCCCAAGGCGGTCGTCCAGGGCCACCGAGATTTCCCCAAGGTCGCCAAGGCCTGCCCCTCATTCGACGCCAAGCGCGAATACGCCACCCTCTGAGAGGACCGACTACCATGCCCCAACTGACTCCCCGCGCCAAAGAGGTCTTGGACTATCTCCAGACCAAGGGCACCGCATCGCCTCGCGAAGCCTTGCTGGACATCGACATCAACAGCGGCTCCTTCACCCGCCGCATCACCGAGCTCCGGGACGCCGGCTACCGCATCTCTTCGGAGACGAAGAAGCATCCGGTGAGTGGCCGCCTGTACAAGGTGTACACGTACGGGGCCCACAAGTGACCGACACGGCCGCCCACAAGTCCCACGCGAAGCCGAAGAAGTCTCCGCTTGAGGCCTTCCAGGACGCCGCCGCTTCCTTCGTGAAGGCCGCGAACGCCTATGCGGAGTCGGAAGAGGGCCGCACGGTCCATACCGTCACCCTTGAGGACTTCCGCGTCCTCTACCAGGGCGAGCAGCTCTATTCGCTGACCCGCCGCTGACCCTTAAGGGGCCATACCGTTACCATGTGTTTCGTTATGGCCCCTTTTAATTCGGGCCGGAGTATGTGCCCTCTTCGCACCAGTACTTCGTCGGAAGCAGGCCTTTCGTCTCGGCCTCATCTTCGGCTGTCTTATAGAAAAGGCGAGCCGCCGCCTTGCAATTGCTCTCATTGTACCTGTGCGTACCGCCCCCTGTGTCGTCCGCATCAAACGTGCCGACGTGAATTCGGGGTCCGTAAACCGTCCCCTCACGGTACAGGGTCCACGTGGGTGATCCTTGGCCGCAAGCTGCGGTCGCCGATATTGCGATCAGCGCTGCGCAGCGCGGCGGTATGTCCTTGATCCTCATAGGGTCGCACTAGCATCGACCTTCCGATGGCTCCAGCGGGTTTCCCTCCTTTACCGCTGGGGCTTTCAGAGGGCCGTACGGCTCTACCCTCAAACCTCCCTCCGTATCCAACCCCGCCCGGTTCAACTCCGGGGCTCCTTAGTGCCTGCATAGGTGGCCGGGAGAGCGGGAAGGGAGGACCCCCCATTTCCGAGTACCTCCATGAACGAACGCGAGCGCGACGACAGCGCCTTCGTGGGTCACGAGTCCTGCCCCGAGTGCGGCTCCCGCGACAATGCGGCCCGCTACGCCTCAGGGCGGCTCTACTGCCACGGTTGCCAAAAGACCATCGAGTGGCCGGACGACGATCCCGACAACCCCCGGCCTGCCCGATCGGCGGCCTCCAGGACCCGAATGACTGAACCTTACGACGCTCTGCCCTCCGACGTGGGGGATGAGAAGCTTACCCGAGCCTACGGTATCTCGACGGCCGCCCGCCGCGCCCTCGGTATGGGGCTGGTCTCCATGGGCGTGTCCCATCTGGGGGTCGATTATCCCCGCAAGGCCTGCATGGCCTTCGACTACCGTCTTCCGGACGGGACCCTTTGGGGCCAGAAGATACGCTACAAGCTCCCGGAGGACGCGGAGGACGACAAAACCTTCCGCTTCCCTCACGCCAAGGGCTCCCAGTCCCCGCCGCTCTGGCTGATGCACAAGTGGACCCAAGGGACCGATCGGCGCTCTCTGACCGTCTGGGAAGGCGAGGGCGACTGCGCGGCCTATTACGAAGTGACGGGCGGCAAGTACCCCTGCGTCTCGCTCCCCAACGGTGCCAAGGGTGCCGAGGAGTCTATCCGCGCTTGGTACGACTGGCTTAACCAGTTCGATAAGATCGTCCTGGTCTTCGACGGGTGTCAAACGGCGTTCAAAAGGGACCCCCGATCGGCGTCGAAGAGGGACCCCCTTTTCGGATAA